GCGCAGGATCCTGACTGTCTGCCTCTGTGAAATCCGTCAAAGTACCTAGATAGCGCTTATTTGTGCTATCAGTTGTACTGAAACCATCACGACCGTCAGCGGAGTTAGCCCAGGCTCGGTGAAAATATGGAGTCCGTCCATCTGCTCCAGGCTTACCTGGAATGCCTTGAGGGCCGTCCTTACCGTTTAAGCCATCTGAACCTCTCCATCTCGTCCAGCGATAATCAGCAGGATTGACGCTGTCAGTTGAGTTGAAATCAACATAGACCCCTATATAGGACTTGTCAGCGTCAGTTTGGCTAAATCCACTACCTGAGATAGTATCTGCGTAGGCAATGTGAGTGTAAGTTGTACGGCCGTCAGCTCCTCTAGTTCCTGGGATACCTTGGTCACCCTTAGCACCTTGTAATCCTTGGAGTCCTTGTAGCCCACGTTCCCCACGATCTCCCTTTTCTCCTTTTTCTCCTCGGTCACCTTTGGGACCAGGGTCTCCTCTATCTCCTTTTTGTCCAGTTTCACCCATTTTTGCCACAGAAAAACCTGTTTCAGAGGTATTATCTGTATAGCTCCATGTAGTTCTTGTCCAAAGGTATTGGCCAGCTGGTACGCTAGGGATTGTCAAACCCCAAACAGTATCATCAACTGATTCAAGGTGGATATACTCAACTTGAGTAGAGTTGTCTGGGTTGTAAGTATTTACTCGAATTTTTGCTCTACCAGTGATGCCAGTCCAGGTAAATTCTGTACCAGTTGTACCAGTATTAGAGTCTGAGATAATAAAATGTCTATTTCCTGTTTCTAGGCTTACCCCCCAAATGACAACATTGTTACCACCTCGATTATTATGATTGTTAGAAAATACACCATTGGAAGATTTAGCGTAGATACGATACTTAGCACCACTGATTACATTAAATACCAGATTGGTATAGTACATATTATCTAGAACGCTCATATTAGGCCTAATTACTTGATTACTATTTACAAGTACCTGCCCTGATGGGGGGATATCTCCAGTAATTGAACTAGCATAAGAAATTGCAGTATCTCTAATCCCCACGCCATCCTTACCAGCAACACCATCCCTACCAGTATTTCCATCTCTACCAATCCTAGCCACTGAGTAGCCAGCTTCAGAGGTGTCGTCTGTGTAATTCCAAGTTGTTTTAGTCCAAAGATATTGTCCAGCTGGAATCACTGGAACAGAGCTTGTCCATCCAGAGTTTGGAGCGTTAGTTCCTGAGGTAGATGGTGCATAAGTGATTACAGTAGAACGCAAGCCCACACCATTCTTACCAGCAATTCCATCTCTACCAGGGTCTCCTTTTGGACCTTGCAATCCTTGGATACCAGGTACTCCCTGTTGCCCACGTTCCCCTTGGGGTCCAGGAGTCAATTCAATTTTTTTTAGATCTTCTTTCGTCGCTACATCTTTAGAGTTTATTGTGAGCTTATCAATGTTCATCACAACTTTACCGTCACGTATGGAAACAATTTCTTGCAAACCATTCATGATTCGCAAACGTGCTAAATCCAGATCTCCAGCAGTTATATTTTTGGCATTTAACGTAATGTAATTACCAATTGCTGCAGAGACTTTTTTTGCTAGCAATTCATCCGTGGTTATCGTATTGACAATTTCTCCTACATTAGCGCTGTCTGCCTTTTTAACCCATGAACCTTCTACACGCTCCCACATTTCAACATAGCCACCGTTTGGTTTAAACCATATATCTCCATTTTTTGGTTTGGTAGGATTTGATGTATCAAGATACATACTACCTTGTTTAGTGATAAGTTCGTCCAAATACTCAATTTGACGTTGCATGGCCCCTTTATATTTATAAGTACCTTGTGCAACCCCAGCAGCATTTCCACTACTATGGGCAGATAAACCACCATCAAACGAAAGTTTGTAGGACAGCATTGGAATGTCAAAATAGATATTTTCATCCCAGTGTACTGTAACCCAGTCACCAGCTTCCATAGCCATATCACCACGCCATGAGAGCGTATATGGATAAAAGTTAAAATCACGGTATTCGTTGAAGACACGATCCAGAATTTCTTGTGTAACCCATGGATTTTTTATCTTCATGATATTACCTGTGGACAATCCTGATTTATACACAACCTTATCAGCAGACTCACACTCAATACCTTTCAACCTGTAAGGTATCTCGTCACGTTCTAATCCGCCAGGTTTATACATATCTTTTGTGATATGTCTTGATGTTGTCTTTAGCTTGATAAAATCAAGCTTCCCATTACGATTAAATCTAACAAAGCTTCCTGACAATTGCGCCAAGTAAACTAAGGCCTCACGATAACTTGTTTTTTCTAGCTTCTTCGCAACTTGATCATTTACTAATTGGATATTAGTAGCTGTCGTGATCCCTGTCAATCTCACAATTTCGGCTAAAATATCCCTTGTATAAGCTGGATAAGTAAGCTGACTATCATAAGCACCGGACAATCTAATAAACTCGTCCTGTAGCTTAATTTTGGTCTTTTTATCATTACGATCTAGCTTGACCTCGGTGACAAAAAACTTGCCAAGTGGGACGGTTTTACCCGCAATTGCTACCGACATTGTTGCCGGCATCATTTCTTGCAGACCTTCAATAATCTCTTTAATTTCAATTTCTAGACTATTGATGTACCCACCACCAATTGTAAAATCATTACTATTACTGATGGAACTATCGTAAGTAGCTGATGCAATTTTGGTTTTTGTGTATCTCTTACCATTTAAGTCAAAGTTAGCCTCAAACACGCGCAGATCGTTCTCTATTGCTTTGATATAATCTGATGTTACTTCTAGCATAATTCCTCCTACTGCTCGATAATAGATACAGATAAGCCGTTGTAATAGGTCACACCGTCACTCAGACGCCCCATTACTGTCTCTGTGATAGTTCCGCGATAACCAGTGATAGACTGTCCTAAAATGTTTGCAGTAAAAAATCCGGCTACCAATTTAGACTTGATAAGATTTCTTTCTGCTTCTGTGATAATTCCCCATTTGATAGAAAATGTACGTTTTTCTGCAATGACGTCACCCGTCATCAATCCACTAGCACTACGACCCGTAGAAGACGACCAGATAATCTCATTATTGATGCTGATTTCAACTGGAGAAGCAAGAGCTACTCCACCTACTGATATTTCACTCATGCATACCTCCTAAATCATGAGGGGGGATTCCCCTGTTTTAATTGCAATTTCATTGATTTTATCTACAATTTTTTTAGTGATTTTATCACCATCAATTGTCAAATCAAGAGCACGAACCGCTTGTAACAACTGTGTCAGTAAAGCTAGAACTTCTGGGCCACCGCCATTATTTGACAACTCGGCTGCACGACGTGCCATTTCAAGCATTTTATTTTCCGGAGCAACAATCTCACCGTAATGCTTGTTGTCACCAATCATGGCAATCTGTGGTGTATTGGCCTTAACAAAGCCACCTTGAGCAAGTCGAGGTAGCCCAATGTAACTAAAGCCACCGATACTTACACCAGGTAATTTATTAATCACGCCAACCGCACTATTAAGCAATCCGATACCACTATTAATTGTGCTTTCCACCGTCCCTAGTACCCCGTTAATAACGCTACGTACAGCACCACCAATGGCGCTTCCAACCATGGTTCCAACGTGAGTAAACGTTGAGCGTATTTGCCCCCAAAGTCCGCTAAAGAACCCGATAATGCCCGAAAATGCATTCTTGACATTGTTATATGCTTCGCTGAATTTTGAAGAAAACCACCCTGGTATACTAGCAAGAGCAGATTGGATATTACTCCACTTCCCTGCAAACCAACTTGCAATAGGATTGAAGATACCTGTCAAACCTGTCCACGCGTTGCGGAATTTGTCTTTGAACCAATCAGGAATAGAAGCAAGATTGCTTTTTAATTCATTGTAGCGTTGAGAAAACCAAGAACCAATACCAGTAAAGATAGCAACAATGGCATCCCAGGCTTGTTTAAATTTATCCTTGAACCATTGAGAAACAGGTGCAAAAATGGTCTTAACAGATTCCCACCAACGGGTAAACTCTGCAATCATCGAATCGATGTCAATTCCAAGTGCGGCCAAGAGAGATTTGATAATACCGGAAAATAGATTTTTAATTCCGTTCCAAGCTAAATCCCAATCACCTGTAAAAACACCCGTTACAAAATCAATCAAACCAGATAGAGCTAGAGCAAGACCACCGATAATATCAGAGAGTGCTGCAATAGCATTGATCAACGTTGTACCGACAATTTCTACTAATCCACTAAGAGTCTCCATAAATTTTGTGACATCTACATTCAAAACAAAGTCTTCCCAAGCTGCTTTGAAAAAATCAAAAAAACTACCTAAAAGCATAGATAGATTATCGATAGCTGGTTTTACATGAGCGTCATAAACTTCCGAAAACTTTTTGCCCAATTTTGATAGCACTGGATTGAGGTAAGTGTTCCACCCATCCAAAAAGCTTTTCATCAACTGACCAAAACCACTTGTCAAAGAGTCAATAAATGGTTTTGCTTTGTCATCGTACACACGTTTCAACGCATCACCAACATCATCTACCAGTGATTCTAAACTTTCAAAAACAGGAGTGATGCCATCTAATAATCCTGTCCAAGCTTTTACTAACTGTAGAACATTCGGGAGTATTGCTTTTTCAATTCCTTTAGCAAAATCTCCTGCTATCTTACTGCCTAATTCAATTACTGTGCTACCAGCACTTAAAAACGCAGATACAATAGCACTACCTATGCGAACCACACCAGAAGATGTAATGACATCGTAAAAACCATTTGAGAAAGCTTGAACGATATTACCAGCAACCTCAGCTACGTTTCCTATGTTGGTAAATAGAGACACGAGAGCACTCTTAATACGCTCTTTTTGGCGCTCTAAGCCGTTAGCTATGCTTTCGGCTATAAAGACTCCTATCCCGAGAGCGACAGTCCCTATCGAGCCAACAAATTGCCCTAGAGCATAAGCTATCTTATCAAGCATGGTTTGGAATGAAGCAACAACTTTTGGATCTGTAAAAATCTCTTGAAGCACTTCGCCGATTCGTTTTAAAGCATTCTGAAGGCGTTCAACACCATCGAATCTAAATGATGCATTGAATCCATCCTGAAATAATTTGACGAGTTCAAGCAATCGTTTAAACAATCCATCAAATAGACCATCTAATTGATTACCGCCTTCAGCAATTTTGCCCATGTCGACTTCGGCGCCTTTAGGTGTTCCACCACCTCCGCCGCCTGAACCACCAGGATCGCCTCCGGAATCTCCACCACCATCTCCGCTATCGGATGAGTCAGATAGTTTATTGATTTGGTCAAATCCCATGAGAGATTTCATTTCTTGGGCAGCTTTCTTAGCTGCTTTACCAGCGCCATCCGCAGCCTTTCCAGCCCCTTTGGCGGCTTTTCCTAAGTTGCCAGCTCCTCCTGCTGCACCATCAGAAGCCTCTCCTAAATTACCAACTGCATCAGCTGTTTCTTGAATACCGGAGCCTTTCATTGACTTCTTGCCAGTAAATAGCTCCGTCAATGCCTTAAAAGCATTACCTACTGTCAGCAATTTGCTGAGCAAAAAGTTAATAACTTTGATAACAGGGGTAAAAATGTTAATCAAGCCAACTCCGACGCTTGCCATAAAGCTTTCGAACTGTAGCTTCATAATCCTAACTTGGTTAGCCCAACTATCAGATGTCCTAGCGAAGTCGCCGCTAGCTAATGAAAGCTTGTCTGTTACAAATGCAAACCGCAAAGCAACTTTTTCAGCCTCAGACATTTCTTGTGTCGTCTTTCCAAAGCCGTTAGCCATTGCATACGCATCAAGTGCTGATTGAGTCATGACAACACCTAAATCTTTAAGTGTCTCTGTTTCACCAGTAAAGACTGATTTCAGTTTTGTGTAAGCTTCATCTTGACTAAGATTATAAAAAGATGCCACATCACCCGCTAAACTAGTTAAGGCTGTCGACATCTCGTAAGCTTTTTGTTCGTTAAAACCAAAAGCCTTAGTCATCGCACCGAATGTACCGATGTATCGTTTTGCCATGGTCTCTGATAACCCAGAGGTATACATAGCTTGTTTTGCAAAGTCATCGACTTGCTTGCTCATACGTGGGAAAGCAACGTCAACAACGTTTTGTACTTCGTTGAGATCTGAGCCGAGTTTGATAGCTTGAGCTCCAAAATCAACAAGTTTCTTGATTGCAAATGCTCCCGCAAGCATCTTGGCAGCTTTCGTCGCCATCCCTTGCAAGCCACTCATCTGCCCTTTAAATTGTTTGTCGTTGACGACAAGGTCAAGACCAATCTGGCCAACTGTCTGTGCCAATAGCTATCACCTCCTACTTAGCCATCTCAATAAAGGCTTGTTTTAATTCTTCAAGAACTTGAGTCAAATCTTGTTCTGTTTTCTCTTTGGCAAGTTTCAATCTCCATTCGTTGCGAATACGATGCTGACCTTCGGAAAATACCTCTAGCATTTTAGGGTCATCTTCGCTCCGAATTTGGACGATTCGACCAAGCGGTGTTTCTCCGGACAAACCAGCTAAGAGAGCCTTGAACTCTTTCCACTTCATATTCTTAAATTCATTAGAGTATACAGATAAGCCATACTGTGTCCTGAGAGAACTGACGATTAAATCGAAATCCTCAAATAGGTCATAGTATGGCTCACTGTTCTCCCGCTTCTTCTTCTCCCATGACCAATGTCATCGCTGCTTCAATAACTGTAGTTAAATCAGCAAAATTCAAACGCATTTCATCAAGTGTTTTACGACTATTCTCAGGGAAGATTAGCTCAAACATTTCCATCATTTTTTTTGCAGATGGAGTGCCTTCTTCATCACCGATAGTCTGCATCAGAGTCAGTACAGTTGTTGCATCTGTATTGACTTCAATTTCAGCATCCTTAATTTTCAATTTTGGATTTTCTTCAAAATTAAGTTTTTCTGTGATATCAATTACTTTTGACATTATTCAATTTCCTTTTCTTCAGATAAAATATTGATCAGTACTTGACCAGTTCGATTTTCTTTGGTTGCCATAGCTTCGATTCGCTCTTTGGATTTACCTCTTAAATCAACGGTATCTCCAGCCTTGTATTCGATACCTGTATCGATATCAATAAAAGCCATGGTTGCTATTGCGTTGGTTTCTTCAGCTTCAGCCATATTTCCTCCTTAAAATAAAAAGAGGGTCGAAACCCTCTAAATTATACTGCTGGCACCACTTCCGGTTTACCATTTGACATGACATCAAATGACAATGGTGCAACACCAGTTGAATCCCCTGAAATAAAGTCCTTAAGATTGATAACCGCGTCTTTAAATTTGATTTTAGTTCCATCTGGGAAAGTCCATTGGAAGTCCGCTTCAGAATCACGACCATTTTTAAACGCAAGACCTGCAATGTAGTCGTTACCTGCGTCACCTACATTTCGTTTACCAGAAACGGAAATTGTAACTGACTTCGCAGTCATCAAACGACGTGTCCAACCTTTTTGGTCAAATGGTTTCCATTCTTCAACACCATTATCAAATGATACTGAGAATGATTCCATGTCTGCAATATCAACAAGTGATTCAACTCCTACAGTTCCTTTATTTACTTGGAACTGGTTTTCATATACGGGGAATACCCCAGTTTTCTGAGCCATTAGTTGCCCTCTCTTTCTCTTTCGTAATATAAATCAAGCTCGATAACACGCTCATACACGTTATTATCATCTGTTCCTACGTCCACAGGCTCGTTCTGTAATAAGGCAATCATCTTAATAGGTGTTCCACCGATAATAACCGATTCAGCCTCAAATAGACGATTGTAGAGGTACTGAGCACGCTTCTCAGTCTCATTCGCATTCTTGTTCCAGTGAATTAAGATGCTGATTGATTTGACATCATAGCTTGCCAGTGATCTGCCTCCGATTGCTACCCGAGGACCATCGATTGTCTTTCGTTGGTAAATGCCTATACTGTTTTCTTGCTTGTTATCGATCTTGCCAATGTAGTAGTTGTTAGCTGCATTAAATGTTTTAATCCAGTCACGGACTTCAGCTAATGTAATCATGCTTAAACCCCCGTGATTTGTTTGTAAAGTCGCCCGTAGGCTTGTTTTATTTTGTGTGACTTCTTGCCACCATCAGCCCAGTCCTCAAACCACTTTCCTTTTGCATGAGGATTTTCTTTCGTCTGGAATTGATATTCAGGATGAAAGTACAATCGTCTTGCGTAAGGAGTGGAATGTACCAGGCTTACTACACCCTGGGATGAACGTGAGTAGTCTGGAGCCATTGCATCGCCTTGCAACACACCTTTATCAAAAGGCACTACCTGCGCCTGCACAACTTCCGTATGCAGGTATTCAGCAGTCTGTTCCAGTGCTATGATTTGAGCCCTTTCCAGTTTGCGGATAGTGCCAAAATCTAGCTTTACTGTAGAATTCACAAACATAGCATCACTCCAATCCGATGTAGGTATAGTTGACAGTCCCATCTGGATTTCTAGCTTTCCGGCTATCTACAATCCTCCTGACAATACCAAATACAATTGCAGTCCCACCGCTCAATGTAGGCAAATACGGTGCAATATCACCAACGAAATAAGCTGACCCAGTAATTTGGACCAGCTTCTTCTGTTCGGTTAGGACTGTTTTGGCACCGTCCTGATAATTGCATTTTAGATTTTCTCTAAACGCCTCCAAAGGTTCGCCATCTTCAGAAACTCCCTCTTGGTTGACTGTGACTGTGATTGGCGTCTGACAAAATTGAGGTAAGACAAGTTGTGGAAATTTCATCAAATAACCCTCCTCGTCAATCCTGTTTGCTTCAAAAGTTCATAGGTTTTGCGATAAATAACAATACCTTGTTCGGTGGCAATGTTCCAATTTGATCCTAATTGCATTGACACACCATTAATACTGTAGTTTGAAACTGTAGTAGCTATCAAATCAGCATTAACCTCCTCAAAGTCAACAATCTGACAACAAGCCTTTCGGATAACTTCCTGCTGAAATGGTGTCAGATTGTCGAATCCAATGCCACGGATTCGGTTGAATGTAAGTATATCAATTTTGTCAGAAGCTGATTTAAGTTTGCTAGCCAGAACTTCTGAATCAGCAGAAATCACACCAACAAACGTCTTTTTGTAATAATCTGGACTAGCATACATGACTGTTACTCCTTAGCTCCTTTGAGCTTCTTGATTTCATCCTTAGCATCTTTCAAGTCAGCCAAAACTTTTTCGTACTCCTCTTTTGAAACCTTGTCGACGGATTTACCATATTTTAATTCACCATCTTCGTAGACTTCAAAGCCACGACCAACAAAATCATTGATCGCTGACTCATCGATATCATAGACTCGAGCGCCTTTAATTGCTTTTAATACCATATGCTACACCATCCTTTCTTACGCTGTCGCGTTGATAAAGATACCAGCTGCTTTATTCTTGATCAGGAATGCATCCATGTAGAATCGAGATTGGAGCAAATAGTTGTCCGCTGTACGTGAGTCATGCCCTGGTGTAAATACTTTGATGTAAGAGTATTTTTCACGAGCAACTTCACAAGATGGGTGGATCAAGATGAAGTTCATTTGTTTCGCTTCATCTGTTGCGACACAACCATTTGTAAAGTTGTATTGTGATTTCATGCGAGCTGATTGCACTTGTTTGATTTTAACGTCATCAAGGCTATAGATAGAGCGTTTGACGTCACCATTTGAACCATTCACTCCTAGTACACGTTGGATGTCTTTAGCCTGTTTGAAGAGCTTGTTAACAGCTGGAGTGACGTACAAAATGCGACCTTCAGACGGAACACCTGCTTCGTCCATTTTTTCCATGGCGTCATCAAATTTTTGCAAGATATTTTCTGCAGTCAATGTTGTAGTGTCGATAGTGGCACCATTAGCAGCATACTTGCCAGCTTCAGTGTAGAGTTTTGAGAACACGTAGCAATCTTTTTCAGGAATACCTTGTTCAGTTTCCAGAGTGTTTTGGACATTGGCAATAGAAACGACAAGATTTGTTTCATCAACATCCATAGGATCGATTGCAAATTCGATGTCGCGATCATGTTCGAGTTTCTTTGGTTCCCAATCGTTTGAGATTGTTCCAGAATTAAAACCGATAGTTTGACGATTGTGGTCTTTGTAACCAGATACTGTGATGTTCGGCAACTTGATTGTTTGAGCGTTGATAAATTTCACTTGCGGATTTGAGTTAAACAAATCTACAGACGCAAGTTCTTTTGCATATTTTTGATGCAAGGCTTGTTCGAATTGTTCTGCGTAGTTATAAACTGTCATAATTTAATTCTCCTTTTTCTTATAGACCAAACGCTGCAGCAATGGCATCAGTTTGGTTAGTTTGTTGTGCTTTACCGGTAGATCCGATTTGTTGAAACCCAGTTGATTCTTCTTTGTTTGGCTTCAGTGCAGGAACGTCTTCCAAAACTTTTGCGACAATAGCTTTGAAATCTTCTGGTTTCGATTCAAGTGTGAGAGTTGATGTATCAGCCAATTTCATCACATAAGGTAGTACACCAACAGGCAATCCTTCCTCGATTGCTGCTAATTGTAGATTTCGCTCTAAATTAGCTTGCAATGCACTTGCTTGTGCCTGCGTTAACTGTTGCTGTAGTGATGTGATGTCTGGTGTTGCATCAGCTTTCTGTGACTTAAAAGCAGTAATAGCTTGAGCCATTTCTTCACCACTCAATCCTTGCTGCTTAAAGTAATTTTTTAGCACGGTGTCTTCAGCAACCTTTTGCTTGTCTTCGACAATGCTAGCGATTTTGTCATAGTCAATCTCAGGAGTGCTAGCTGGTTGAGTTTGGCTTGACGTGTCTTGTCCACCTGCAGAGCCAGAGCCAGTTCCTGTATCTGCATTATGGAAAAATAGTTTGCGTTTGAACATAGCGTTCTCCTTTCAGTTTTAAGGGTGTCTCCCTATTTCAGTTATTGTCACTGGTGTCTCCACGTAGTTTTTAGTCTTCGGACAAAAATAAAACCGTATGGAATCCCGTACGGTTAGGTTTTATAGTTTAATTTCTTCAATTTTCGCACGTTGCTCTAGAGTAGAAAGATAATCCCACATAACTGAACGCTGACGTTTTAACAAATCAATAGGACATTTAGGTTCTAACTCTAACTGTCCTTTCTCGTATTTGCCAATCATCATATCCAACTTTTGGAATCGTTCTTTCAATTCATAGTATTCTTTTTTAAATCTTACTTTCCAATCTTCCATATCTTTATTCCTTTCAAGCATAAGAAAACCGCCTCGAATTCGACGCGGTTTATAGCAATTTACAGTAATTTATAGCAGTCTATTCCTGCCAGTCAAGATGTTGGATCACCTCCTAATCTTTAATGGCACGATTTGAAACTTTAGCATATACATCCACATAAGTTTCTTTCTTATCACCGTTATGAGTGATTTCTGCATAGTCACCGCACTTCTCGTTTGATAAAATTGCATTCGTACTGACAAGGGCTTTCCAGTTTTGTAGGGTTTTGCTAAACCAAACTACAAAGCAATCTTCTGCTTTGATTTCACGGCCTGAAAGGCGCGAAAATTCTTGTGATGCTAATTGTTTTGCTTTTTCTAACATTTTTTATTCCTCCGTTTTTTCATATGTTTCATCAAAGATATCCGGCTTGCATGGATAAAATTCACCTTGCACGCCTTTGATGATGTAGTCACCTTCTGTTGCAATCATCAATCCTTCAAGTGTTTCTATTTTTAAAATCGGATTATCTAGGTCAGCATAATCAATCCGTACTGGATCTAATCCTAATTCTGACAACTTTAAGATTGATTCTTCAGTATCTACGAACTGAACTGCCTCAATGACTACTGGTTTCTTTCTGTATTTCATTTTTTCAATCCTTTCTGAGTACGAAAAAAGCACCTTATCGGCGCTCTGTGATATTAACAATCATAAAATACATACTTCTCACGTTGCAGTCTACGTCTTTTCTCATCTGAATCATAGCCGTACTCATCTGCAAAATAATCGTATTGATCTTTGATACATTTGTCCAATTTTGCTTCAAAGATGTCACTCTCTTCTTGTGGTCCATAGATAGCCGCTACAGGAAAAATCGGGGCTACTAAACGATACCCAAAGATGTCGCTAAATGTATCTGCTTTTTCTGCTACACGTAGATAGCTTTCGATAACCCGCATGACTACCTCTCCTTTAGTTTATTTATAACATAATTATAACTCTCAGGAAAGGTTTTTTCAAGTATTTTTCGGCGTTCACTATCAAATTGTGCCTCGAAGACATGCGCAAAAAACTCGCTCTCTATATTTCCTTTTTTCTCCCAGTAAACGAGCGAGTGCGAATACTTACCTTGTATTCTACCTTCACTCAACGCTCCTAATATATCAGATGCCGAAGAGGCTTTATCGTTGATATGGATTGCTTCGAAAATAGTCTCGTCAGATAAATTGATAAAGTCTTTACGCAGAAGTTGAAGGATTTTTTTATCCTTTGTGAATTCCCAACCTAGCTTCTCATCTATTTGGTGGCCAAATTCATGGAAATAACCAGTACCAGGTCCGCGAGGGTCGTCTACATCCTTATACATGTTCAGGAAGAGTTTTCCAGATTCATATCTCACAACTCCTGTTTCTGCAATAGTTGCAATCGCCGACTGGTCGGCTAGTCTTGCAAACAAGTCTTGTCCAAGCTCTGTACCATCCTTGAATTTTTTTCGAGTCGCATCGATATACATGTGTCGTGTCTCTGCAGCAATCTTCTTCGAAGCTACGCCACTAGTATCTCTGGGCAATCTCTGACGATTGATGAATTTCTTGTAATCACTATCACTTTCGAGTGAAAGCTCTTGGTATAATTTGTATCCTTTTTCCACTTCAAAGTATTTCAGATTTTCTTCTGCATTAGACTTAAGTTTAGACCATTCTTCCGCCCTTGATGTGTACTTCTGAACATTGTCTTCATCGAGACTGAACTGCGATAATCTGCTAAAGCGTTTCTCCTGTCGCTTAGCATGCTGAACTTTGTTGTCCAGTAACTGTCTTTCCTTGATGTCGTCCAATTCCTGATTTGTAAATATTTTCTCTGGCTCGCTACTGATTCCAGGGAAATAAGTTGTATGCTTATCTTTGCAGTTAGGGTGATACAAACCAGCTGCCATTGCAGAACTTAACAATGGATATGGACCATCATCCGCACTGCCTCCTGACCAGACATCATCAATCAATACCTTACCTTCAAAAGGCATACACAGAGGACAGGCATTCGATCGCTTGTTTAAGATAACAGTATGAATCCCCCACTCCTGGCGCTTAACTCCCTCACCCATTAGGTAGGCTCTTTTGGTTGCTGTCCGAATGGCCATGTCAGCATACGATACGATATTGACCATGGTCCCGTTACTGTACTGGATGGATGTGATTCCCCGACTTAGAAAATCTTTGGTGGCCATATCTACTGATTGCTCATAAGTCTTAGCTCCTGTGTTAGCTGCTACCTGAGCATCAAATATTGTGCGCCTGTACTGGTCGTCTGTATACCGCAATACAGCATGCTCTGCCGTCTTCATATCATGCTCGATCGAGTTAAGTAACGCATTCAACTTTCGTTCGTTGATAGCAAAAAATGAAGCCCCTAGGTTATCTTTTCCACTGTTAAATTCAAAACCGTTCTTGATAGCTTCCAGGATAGACATTTCCTCATCATCCATGCCTTGCCTATAGGCTTCTTGGATAGCAGTAGAAATCTTGTTATTGATATTGGCAAACTCTTTGCTATATTTTTTGGCATTAGCTCGCTTAAATCGTTCAAGCTCCTTCAATTGAGCGACCTGCCATTGTTCCCATTCAAAACCTTCAGCAGTTTCCTCTGCCTTATGCCTTCCGAGATTTCTAATCATGGAATCAAGCAGATCGTTTTCAATTCGCTCAAATGCTTTAGATACATCATAAGCCATTGCAATACACCTTAAAACCTTGCGCTTTAAAACTTCTCAATTGTCGTTTCAAAGCTGTTTTACTAGGCATTTTGAGGTTGAGCATATCCAACTTGTTGTTCTTCTCAACAGCATAGATACCAAACTCTACATTATCGCTCGCTATCTGTAGAAGTCCCTGCGCTTCCTTCTGACTCATGTGATAGATCCTCTGTCCTATCGTCACCGTCTTCAGCATCTTCAACCTCCTTCTCTATCTCAAAATCGTTAGCAGCTTCATTCAATGATGGAACGTCGACTTCTGTCACACCTTGCTCTGCTTTGATTCTTGCCACTTCCTGGTCTTTCCATTCCTGTTCTTTTGAGTCACCGTATAACTCCTCAACGCTCGCTTCAATCGACATGATACCACCTGTCTTAGCCTTAGAAACTGTTTCAACTTGAGATTCAAAACTAGGGTTGGCATACTCACCAAACGGCACGTCAACCTTGACTTGCTGTAGCGGGTTTTTCTTAAGCACACTATCAGCATTCAAAACCATGCTAATTAATTTTGGCAGGTAATCTTGCAGAGCTGTCACAATAGCATTGCGAGTATAGAGAGTTGCCTTTTCCTTCTCACGTTGTGCCTCGGCATTATCTAGCTTCTTGACATCGATACCGAGTGTTGACGGACTAATAATACCTTGTAAAGCTAAATCAAGTGCAGTCACATATGTACTCAAATAACTTTCGTGAGGAATATTAGCTTGTTGCAATGTGATTGTGTTTTTGGCATCCTCACCCATCGCCGTCTCGACCTTGATAAAACGATGGTCAAAAGGATTGCCCTTACTAATTTCGCCTGTGTAGGGATCTCTAGGAAGTAAGTTCTCAGGAATATATTCTCGTGATCGTCCAGAGCGAAGAGCATCCATCCACTGACTCCAAGACTCATCCAAGCTATCAAAAGCATCAGTCTTACGATCATAGATAGATTGACCACGACCTTTTACTTTAGACGATGTGTAAATCTTAAACGGCAAGCACAAGATAACGGATTTATCGAACTTCACATCGACAAGGTTAGCAGTGTACTCTGTCGCGCTCATATCTAGCTCAGTTTCGCCCCTGTAGAGCTTATAAGTTAATGAGCCATATCCGTAGATTTCCTCGAGCAAATAGCTCCGTCTGTGTTCTGTGAAGTGCGTGCGGAAAATAACTTCTTTCAATCTTCCACGGTTGTAGATGATTTCAATTCTATCTCCACCAACCCATTCAACAATAGGAAATGCTGTAAGTTCCGGATCAAATGAAATACGAAAAGCACCATCACCCATCACAAGACTATCTTTAATCGCCTCCTGCAGTTGATCGTGGAAGTTGCTATCTTCAGCAATCTCTTCCCACAAATTTCCTTGCATTTCCTCGGCAAAGTCTAAATCATTCATATCGTGCAGTGTGATATCTACCAACCTATCAACGATGAGACCAGGTATTCCTGTGTGAATCTTTCTAATTTCTTGCCCAGGAGTGCTCGTCGCTCCCCAAAAGTTGATATTGCTGTGTGGTAATTGCTTGTAGAGCTGGTCCAGTTCGTATGAGTCGCCACGGTACCAGATTTGGTTCTTGGCTGCATTATCTTCAAACGTCATTGCCTCTGTAATTGTGATGACATTTGGCTGCGCCTGTTCCAGTTTGAGAAAGCTTCTCATACTCCTTCTGATTATATCCATTATTCCCACTTTAGTTTTCCTTTCTTCCGATTATCTTCTTGTATGGCAACCACGCATACTGATTCGCATTGATTGTATGATCGTTTGCATCTTCCGGCTCATCTTTTCCTTCTTTCCACGCATACGTGTTTAGCTCTTTGATATGATTCGTACAATGACTTAACACATAGTAGCAACCTTGAGCCAACCAACCAATTTGGAAATTGATTCGGTCAATAATCTTAGTTTTTTTATAAGCATTGTTAAAGATATACAGACAACCGTATTGTCGCTTGTATTTGTTTAATTCTGTAATTGTTGCTTGGTCCGCACTATCAACAAATACATCACGCGCCAGCCCCCATTCACCACGGTTGCGCTCTAGGAAATTGATAAACTTGACCACAGTATCGGATGGTGCAATCGGTACATCAAGCTCAGCGTTGTTGTAGACTTCCTCATCCAGAGTGTATAACTTTCCGTCATATGATATCCCTTGGAAAATCATTGCAATTGTATCCGGACTACTTGCTGAGTAAGCTGTATCTAGTCCAGCTGTGAAGCGCTGGAACGTGACCGTATTCTTTACAAAAGACTTACTCAACACATGTCTTTTACTATCAAAGTTAACGAAGACAATTCCTGTTGCTCGGCCACGTAGACCAAGTATTTTATTTTTGTAGAGCTTAGTTCCAACTGGTGCAGCATCCTTTTTCTTCTGGATGGCTTCTGGTGTTAGTGATAGGTTGTCATTAAACGTAAAAAACCAGTAACGCCATTTAGGGTTAGCTGGTTCTGATAGGTCTTGCATAATTTCTTCCGGCACATCGCCTGCGTATTTTTTGTACGGTCTCGCCTTGTTGATGAACTCTTTGTAGACTGGTAAATCAGGATTGTCCGGATTGAGAGTTGCCATCAAATAATCATTACGTGTGGACAACTCACGAACAAACTCAATGTCAGCCGTGTTGACCTCATCAATATAGACACATCCATACTGTCCACCAAGAACCAGCTTCCATTTTTCCTTGTTGTCATACCCCAATACATAAATGATTTTGCCCTCAAACTTGATGTGAGGAATCTTCGAATCCTTATCACCATTACCGCAGTATACTGCCGTTTTGTGGATATCTAAAATTCCGTTATCCTGATTGATGATATTCTTTTCAGCTACACCAACTGTCTTTGCTGCAATGATGTGGAACTTCTTCGAACTTCTGCTGACTGCTCGCATAAACTTAACACCAACACCAACCGTTGTTTTTCCAGCTGCCGTTGTACCTTCCAAAAAGTCAGCATCAACATTATTAAAGCTGTTGCAAAAGTCGATGTACTTTTGAGATAGAGGGAAGCTATTCGTCAAGACCATCACCACCTAGCTGACTAACGATATCGTCAAACTTCTTAGTTTCGGTTACTGTAGCATTGATGTCTACTTTATCAGTAAACAGACCATATCGCTTGCCTAAATCAACAGCCGCACTCTTACGAGTTGATACATTAGGTTTTGCCTCTACGACACGTTGAGTGCCTTCACCATCTAAAACAAGCAAAGGCTCTGTGACCTCGCCACGCATCACAGAAGTCAAAAATTCGAGCACTTCTTGCTGATCAGCGACACGCTCGGATTTCAATTCTTCCAGGCGTTCGTCTATATAAGCTTTAACGTTAGCATTTGCTAGCAATCGACTTCCATTTGCTCGAGCTACCTCATCCTTTTTGATATTTGGATATGCTTTTTTATAAGCCTGTGTTGCATTTAAGCAGATGATGTACTCATCGGCAAAAATCTTTTGTTTTTCAGTCATCCCATTTTCCATCACCACCTTATTTTTTTATAACAAAAAAGACGCGTGTATGCGCCTTTTTTCTAGGAGTCATCATAAAAAACGTTTTGCTTTCATTTTCTTGACAATACCATAATATCACTTTTAAAATTCCAAAGAGTTCCATTAGTTCCATTTTTTAGAAATTTTTTTCAAAGCGCTCTCTCTAGCCCGATGAATAGTTCCGCGCCCGCAACGTAGCTGAGCTTGAATTTGATTCCACGATAGTCCATCTATATACAACAACCGCATGATGATATTTTCTACAGGGTCGTCCAATGACTCAATCACTTGCACCAGCTCATCCCGTTCCCGATAGAGTTCTTGGATTTCCTGATACAGTTGTTCTGACTTATCAATAATCAGCACGTTCAATTCCTCAGAGCGATTAGACGAGTTTTCTGACTTTGGCATATTATTAAACTGTTGCCCTCGCAAGATGCTCGATTTCAGGCTGATAATTTCCTGGTGTTTTGACTTCGCTTTGATATCTATATACTGCAAAGCTTTCAATCGTTGTTTGATATTTATCGTCAATCGTCCACCTCCTCGTTATATTTTTCTACCAATTCATGCAACCACGACCAAGGCTCGGTTTCTTCACTAATTGGGTCAACTTCCCTTTCTTGCAACCAAGCTGAGAAATTAACCACATTATCAATATAGATTGTGTCGTAATCACCCCAATCCCAAACAGTTAAATAAATTTCTGTTTCAGTTCCATTTTCATCTTCAACCGTTATTGAACCATTTTCAACCCACGCTGTACCAAAACACAATTCGCAAGTGCCAGTCTGTTCTTCTTGGAAATCTGAATGGTATTCTGTCACTTTATACTTCATCTTCCAACTCCTTTATTCTCTTCTTCCATCCTTTCACTTTCTTTTTAAGCAAGTCACGTTCCTCAGACCTGCTAAAAGCAAGCGATTTGACACACGGCTCAGATAGTTCAACTATCCTTGCCTCCGTCTGTTCGATCGTGCGTTTCAGTCCGTCAATGACTGTCTGTTTGCTGTATTCCATGTTTTATCCTGCTTGTTTTTCTAGCCAATTAAAGAGTAGGCCAAACTGTTCCGTCACCAGCTCATCATCATTGTATTGTTTGCAAACCTCTCCGATTGACGACACGGCCCAGAGCCAATAAGCGTCCGAGCCAAAACCGACTTCTTGGCTCTTTTGATTGCTGCGTGCCATCCATTCAGGAATAACTCTGCTGAAGAAATCTATATAATTGATTTTCATGGCAATTCCTCAATCTTGATATAGATCCCGACTGTGTCTGCCCAGAACTTTTCAGCAATCTCGCTGGCCACTTGTGCATCATCTTGCCAGTATCCAAGTTTCGTCATGCAGTCCTTGAGTAATTTCTGGAGATTATCTGTATCTGGCTTCGTGGTCTTGTACTGGCCGTCGTAGCTTTTTTTGATACGAGGGAAGCACCACTTGACCGTCAGTCGAACTGCTCCTTTAAATTTATCAGGAGGAACATGTTGTGCGAGCAAGCTCTCAAATTTCGCCCTGGCATTTTTTAGATCCTCTGGCTCATAAAAGATTGGTTTTCCAAATCGGACGTTTACCTTTTTTTGTTGGTGAGTCGTTGTCGGAATTTTTTGCATCGGTAAAAAGAATTCAATAGACATTTTTATAAATGCACTCCTTTTCTTTTTTAAATTTCGCTTTTAGTCCATGACCCTTGTATATGACAGGGTGCGTTTTAAGCAACCCTGTCTATACAGGTATGG